AACTTGCAGCGATTCATCCCAATGAAAAAGACCCATCATGATTCTGGCCATCATGTAAGTGCTCTTACCATTTTGGCGCGCAACGCTGGCCACAGTTACCGGATGAAAATAGCGGCCATCTGGCTTTACCTTGAGCGAGTGCTCGGCCAGCCACTTTTGCCACGGCATAAAGCCGCCCGGGATGATCTGTTCAGCAAAATCGATCAATTCAAAGCCGCGTGAAGGCAAATCATTGAGTGGTGAGTGGATTCGTGGAGCTGTTACCGGCAAAAAAACCGATGTGGGCCGATCTGAGACGATTTCAGCCGGTGGTGTATCAATGATGACCTGATCATCACTAATCATGACTTATCGACTCGTTTTGGGGTACAAAGAGACCATGGAGAGTCGGGGGTGTTCCGTCCGTTTCAAAAAAACGACCTCCTTTGCGTAAATTGCAATTTTGACACAATTGCCTCAAATTCCACATTTCATCGCCTCCACCAAGCCTTTTTGGGATCACATGATCGATGTGCATATGGCCTTCAGTCTGGCCACATTGCTGGCAACAGCCATCGCGCTGGATCACCATCTCTCTGATCTTACGCCAACGCCTTGTGCTACCGCCTTTCCATGATCTACTCATGATTGACCTCGCTTTATGATCTGGATGTCATCCCATGACTCCTGATCAATCAGCTTCATGGCTCTTTGTTGTCTGATCCAATGCTGTTTGACGATGTGATTGGGAGCTGGATGTTGTCTCATTTCGTTATACATCAACGCAATCTGCAATGGTGTATCGAACACAATCAATCGATTGGGTTGGTTGTATCGCTTAGACAACACAAGCCAGAATCGCCTGTGTCCTTGAATTGTGTGTGTGCCATCAGCTATGACCGATAGGCCTTTGGCCACAGCTTTTATTGCTTGTGATCGTATGTGATGCATGAATTGATCAACCTCAATGTCACGATTGATTCGTACAGCTTCGGTTGAATAAAGGTATTCGTCTGTCCGATTCTTGTGCATCCATGTGGTTTTTCCTGCTGCTGGACATCCCATCAATACTGTGATCATCAATGCCACCCACGCTTTTGCCAATGTTCAAAGGCTTTGCAGCTTGAGCCTTGATATCTGTGATCTATATAGCGAAGGCTCCAATCAATCATGCGAAAGCCATCAAGGTTTCTGTATTTTTCATTTCGCATTTGACCCAAACCAAAATGCGATCCGTTAATCGCTTCCACTCTCCAATTGCTTTCCTTTGTGATTAGTTTGTCAAAGCATTTGAATTCTTGCCAATTAACAATCCTTGAGTGTGCATAGAGTTTGAGATAATCAACTGATGGTTTCACATCTTTTGTTGCATTAGCCGGTGTTGTGCCCACAAGACATAGCACGGCCAAAACCATCAAACATCGGCTGCGAGCTATCCGGCTCACCGGCTCGCTACCTCGTGTAGATGGTATAGGTGATGTCAAATACCGAGCGTAATCTTGGGCGATTCCAACAGGTTTCGCACACCTGTGGATAAAGCCTGTGGATAACTTATGCATCCTTACCCCATCCAGTACCTTTGAAAGTGATGCCGGTAATGCTGTAAATGCGCTCCATTGTTAGGCCACATTTGCTGCAATTGGGAGCAGCTACATCACCATCAGCATTGATGTCACGATTGATTCCGTAAGTGGTATGACACACGGAGCATTTGAATTCATAGTAGGCCATCAGCTAATTCTCCAATCCGCGCATCATCAACAATCTTGATGCCAAATGTGCCACAACCCATGCATTGAGCAAACCACTCATGCTCTGTGAGTTCAGCACCTTTCTTAAGGCCATGGCGTTGCTTTGGCTTGCCGTAAAGCTTCTTGCAAATTGAACAATCAAATTGAAGGATGTGCATAATTGCTCCTTTGTAAAGTCTCAATAGGTTGCAAATTGATTTGCGGAACCGACCAATTGTTTTGTGATGCGTTGCGATAGCGTGGTTTTTTAGCCACGGCCACCGGCATCCAGCCGACAATGTGCATCTTTGGTGAGTTGCCTGTAACGAGTACGGCAATGTCACGATCATGGCGATCTGAATCCTGAATCCACAAATTGGATGCTGGATTGGCTGACCATTTGACCTCAATGTGTTCACCCACATCAGCCTTTGACTTATCCCATGTAATGCCTGGTGTGTACTCATAGCCCAATCGTTTGGCCACAAGATACTCAGCGGCCATCGATTCGCCCATTTGGGCAACATAGGCAAACCATGAAATGTCTTTGACGATGCGTGAGCTGTGATCAGCTGATCGATCATGGCAATGTTGAATCGCTGCAATCATGCATTGCACTTCCTCAATGCGGTCTATCATCGGCAATCACCACAAAACCAAATGATTTTTTCAGTTTTGTCGTAGCCGATCTGATAACCAAATGGATCAAATTTGGTGAGCTTTGAGCATTTGTCGCATTGCTCGATTTTGTATTCCTCGATCACTTCGCCTTCAAAGTACAATCGCCTAGTCATGGTTTGTGGATTAAGGATTTCTACATAGTCGCTCATACTTGAGGCTCCCATTTGCCCGTGCTGCGTAATACATACCAGCGTGGTGTGCATTGATTCTCTTTTGTTTTCTCGCTGCAAAAGTAGCCGCCCCATGATTTTGGCGCTTCAGGCTTGCTTTGATTCCATCGCATTGACCCGTGCCGGCACTCGGGTGCAGCTGGCGATTCCTCTGATGATTTAAATGATGGTATGCCTGACATTTCAGCTTCATCGGCTGTTTTGTAACTTGGGACATCGCCAAACTTTGTAGCCCATGGGTCATAAACATCGGCCGCATTTACCTTTTCCATGGTTTCTTTTGTTGCCTTTTCCGTGCCACCCATAACCAAGGCCATCACGCGCATCAAAGCTGATGTGACAGTATCCTCAACAAACCAGCGTTTCATATTGGCGTTATAGGCAGCCTGATAGCCAAACGCAAAATCGATGCCGGCCGGCTCAATCTCCGTTTGATTACGCCATGCGGCTGCGCGGACAAGGATTGAACCTTTGTCTGCATCGAAATTGACGATTGTGGCCTCAAGCCGGCCGTCTGGGTAAGTCTTAATCCATCGATCTGTGCGCTCTTTGTTTCCTTCATAATTGTCAAGAAACCCCATTTACTTAACCGCCTTGCGTTCAGCTGATACAGCATGGCGTGCGACCGCCCGGCCTCGTGTATAGCCTTGTCGCTGGCCTTCCTTGAATCCGACCGCGTAGCTCATGACAGCCCAAAAGGCTCCAGCAATGATCATAAAGATCACAATTGATAATTCGTTCATTGTATTGCTCCCGATTCGGGAACTACTGTGTTTCGCTCCCAAATAAAGAGTGACAGTCAAAGCCGACAAAATCAACAATCACGCTTAATTTATGGCGTGTCGCTACCGGATAAACGCCTATCGATGGTTTTTTCGTATTCTGACTTTGGCTTATCTTTAAGGCCGTTGGATGCTAAAACCCCACCCAATGATCCGGTAAGAAAGATTGCCAAAGTCTTGAGCAGATCGATGAAAGCTGCATCATTGGGAGCTTGTGCTCCAATTGGCTGTGTCACAAAGATCAATGCGTAAGTAATCCCCAAAGTGACAATAAGAAACACAATAGCCAGCACCGAGCCGATTAAAAACATTAGGCGAGCTTTGATGTCCTCTTGGCTTAATCGCTCTTTATTCTTGGAAGGCATCGCCTATCAAATCCTCTGTACAGGTGCCAGTTACCTTGCATTGAGGTTTCTGGCAATCTTTGTTTTCCCAATTTTCATGCTCTTGGCATGGGTATCTGACCCAACCATCATAACCACACCCGGCAAGGCTTAGCGAAAGGATCAAAGCTAAACCTGCCGCGCGTAGTTTCGGGATCATTTCCCCGTTGATCCGAAAGCTGTGTCAGCTGGATTGAGCCAACGCAAAACAACCGGCACGATAGCTGCAACGCCACCCATTGCCATTGCCTTGATGTCTCCACCGGCCATGTACACGGCCAATGCAGCTGCGATGTATGACCGCGCCCACGATGCTGCAATTGCTTTTGCTTGCTCCATTATTTTTCTCCTTTTGGTCGTTCTGGCAATTCACCAGAAAATGGCTCATAAGTTGGTCGGCCATAACCGACAACAAATGAGCGTGCTCCCAAAGCTCTTGATTTGACCATGACTTCACCACCATTGCGCTGATCGCCAGCACCGGATGTGTTGCCTTCGATAGTCACGATCTGTTTGTCCGATGCCCGGATCACCAAGCCAATGTGATTGATCGTGGTTTTGTCATCAACGATAAAATCAAAGAAAACAAAATCACCAATTTTTGGTGTGGTATGCCATTGCTTAGCCTTTTGAAATGCCTCAGCTCCAGCACGCGTGCTGACAACATTTGGCACTTTCACCCCAGCTTGATGGGCACACCAATTGAGAAACGAGCCACACCATGGCAGCTTGTCGGCTTTCATAAATTTGCCGTATTTTGTTTCATTGTTGCCGGTTTCAGCCGTTCCCACCTCAGCGAGTGCGACCTGAATCAAACGCGGCAATGTGCCTTGAGGAAATGTCATGACAGCAACAAAACCGCTTCATCAGCTGTGATGCCTAAACGCTCCAACAATGCAGCTTTTTCAGATGCTTTTGCAGCTTGAGCAGCGGCTTCTTTTGTTGGCAATAAAGCAATTTCGGCTTCAATTTCTGCCAAAGTTGGAGGATTGCCATTTGAAAGCCAAATTAAATCCTCGTAATTATCGCCTGAAATCGTCCACTCGGCATTTGGCTTCAAAGAAATTAAAGCCTTTACAATTTCTAAATTTGTCATGGTGTAACCTCCACTAAAACGATGCTTGATCTAACTGCGTTCATCTGCACGCGTGCGGCCGCGGTTCCGCTGCTCGATGCAAATTGTGTTTTGTATGTTGTGGCACTTGTGGTGGCTGGACTGTCCAAAATCGTGATTGATGCACCACCATCAAAATGTGTTGTGGTTGCGGCATTGGCAGCAATAGCCGTTCCAAATTGTGCAATGTTGGTTGCGCCTCTAAAAAGTCTTAAATCGACACCTGTGTCTGATGAAACCTTTTGCA